AACAAATCCTGTCCCGGCGATTACATCTACAGCAGGCTGGGCCAGATCGCCAAAGAGGTAAACCAGAAGTGGGGCGGACCCCCCGCCGAGCCCTTCAAGCCCTATCAAGGCCAGGTCAACGCAGACGATGGCCTGAACTGCCGCACGGCCCCGGTCAGCGGCAATGTCCTCAAGACCTATCCTGACGGTACTGTGGTAATTATTTCTAAAGAGGATGGAAACTGGGGCTACACTGGCGAAGGTTGGGTGTGCCTGGACTACATCAACAAAATCGCGTCGGCTAAGGACCCGGCAACAAAGGAGGAAGAAAGCATGGATGGCAAGCAGTTTAACAAGCTCTTCAACGAGATGCGCCAGCAGTGGCGCGATAACGATGCAAGTAAGTACAGCGAGGCAGCTCGTAAATGGTCGGTCGATAATGGACTCATTGCCGGTGGAAGTTCAAAGGAATTTAACGGTATGTGGGAAGACCTTATGACCCGAGAGCAGCTAGTAATGGTGCTTTATCGTTTTGCTCAGTGGATTGGTAAAGCATAATGGCCGCTCATGCAAGAAAGATAACTCGCCGTAAGGCTAAGAGAAAGCCTGATTACTCCAAAAGCATGATTTCAGACATCCGTGCGCTGCTTTGGCTCGTTACCACGGGTGGTATCGTACTGGCAGCGTATTGTATTCATAAAGGCTACACGGGCAGCTTACCGTGGCTTTCCGCTATGGTGGGCTTGCCCTGGTCGGCCCACGGGGTGGTCTGTTCATTCTACTTGAATATGGCGAAGTCTGACCACAAGGAGGGCGGTATTACATTTGAGAGCGCCCGAGCAAGTAATTATCTGGATGCTGGTAGCACGGACAGTCCAGCAATCTAAATGAACGGAGGAATAATTTATGGATGTTTTGCAGCTTGTAGTATCTGTGTTGGCCGGTTTGGCAACGGCCATACCGCTGGTCGTTCAATTGATTAAATACGTGCAGAAAGCGGTCAGGGAAAAGAAATGGCCGAAGGTTATTGAGATGGTCACCAACTACATGGAGCGTGCTGAGGCTATGTTTGAGACCGGCGCTGACCGCAAAGAGTGGGTGATGGCGATGGTTAAAGCATCTGCGGATACCATCAATTATGACATTGACATGGAAGCAATTGGTAAGCTGATTGATAATCTCTGCGGCATGAGCAAGGTGATTAACGCGCCTGGGGAGAAAGTGGGTGCGTAATAATGGAAATTGTCATATCACTTTTGTCAGTCTTGGGTGCAAGTGGAATTCTTATGTTCTTTATCAAGCGCTATTTTGACCGCAGAGACGCCAAGGAGAACAACAAGAACATGGAGTCCGAAAAAATGCTGAAAGAAATCAAGAACAGCCTTGAGACCATCCGTCTATTGGCGTATGCCCGTATGTCCGAGGAAATCGAGCGGCTGCTCACACAGGGGTACGCCACACCAGCCGAAAGGCGTATCCTTGATGAGATGTACTATAACTATAAGGCACATGGGTGGAATGGAGATATGGATGCACGACTTGAGAAGGTGTATGAGCTGAGGACAGACCATGCGTCCGAGGATTCTCCTGGCAGAGCAGTAACATGGCCTAAACGGTAAGATAATTTTTATGAGAGTGAATCCAATGCGGATTTGCTCTCATTTTTTTCTAAATCAAAATACATACGAGGAGAGCAAATGAAAGAAAATGAAATAAAAAACTTTTTTATGCCACAATCTGAACGACCAGAGGACATTCCAGCTCAAACGGCAAAAATTCTTGGCCCTTTTTATCGCTGTGATATTTACAACGATGCCGGTGATATGGTAACATCTACTTGGCTGAAGAACTTATCGCTCTTTGAAAACAGCATAGGAAGGGAAGATGCGCCATTTCGGGAGGAAACAGAAATGGCTAAATTCAAACGATGCTTTACTATCAACGGTGCAAAGCGCTGGGTAAGTGCTAACAATGAGCAAGAGTACGCTGAAAAGCTATTGCAGCTCTTTCAGCCAACTGCACCAACAGAACCACAGAAGCACAGCTTTAAAGAATACGCTACGAACTGGTTTGAGGTATACAGCAAACCCAATATCGAAACCTCTACTGCAACCACATACAAGCGCCAGCTGGAGCGCTATCTAATCCCCGCCTTTCATGGCATAGCAATAGAAGATGTTACGTCAGATGACGTGCAGCGCTTGTTCAACGGTATGGAAACCGCAAAAGCTACCAAGGAGAAGGTTAAGATGGTGCTAAACCAAATCCTTGAGGCCGCTGTAGAGGACAACCTGCTTTTCCGCAACCCACTGCGTTCCAGCCGGGTCAGGATATCTGGAAAGGCAAGTAAATCCACGGAACCGTACAGCGTAGAGCAAATGCGTTTCCTAGTCCAGCACATTGAAGATATCAAGATACCGCAGGATAGGACATATCTATCCCTACAGGCACTTCATCCACTCCGGCTCGAAGAAGTGTTAGGATTAACGTGGGCCGACATAGACATCGAAAACCTTACGCTACACGTCAAAAGGGCTGTTACACACCCCACGCGCAACCAGCCAGAGGTGAAGACCCCGAAAACAGAGAGCAGTACACGCGTTATAGGGCTGTCACGGATTGCTCTAAAGTACCTTGACCCTGGTAATCCAGAAGAGTATGTAATCGGTGGTGAGAAGCCATTGTCCTATACCTCTGTGCGTAGAATGTGCGAGCGTATCCAGAGGGAGACCGGATTCGAGGAGAAGGTTACCCCAATTCGTTTTCGCACAACGGTGCTTACCGACCTCTACAATCAGACCAAGGACATTAAGCTGGCGCAGCAAGCCGCTGGGCATACCACATCGGCCATGACCCTAAAGTACTATGTGAAGGGCAGGGAGGATGTGTCCAATGCGGCTGCGGCTATCGCCAACGCGTACACATCTGAGGAAGAAGTTTGCCAATAATTTGCCGGGGTTAAAACCTGGAAGCCCTAGAAAACACTGGGAATTTTGAGCATTTCAGTTCGAAAAAATTGCTCAAAAATTGCCCAAAGCGATATTTTCAGCTATGAGGCCATGCTTTGTTCGAGTAATTATGCGTAAAAAGCGCCGTGGAGGCAAAGAAAAAACGCCTAAATCCCTAAGGATTCAAGCGTTTCAAAAAGTAGTCAAAAGGTAGTCAGCGGAGACAGTTAAGGGCAGCAAGGCAAAACGAAAAATCCCCAGGAACCGCATGATTCCTAGGGATTTAACTGGAGCTGCTATCCAGATTCGAACTGGAGACCTCATCCTTACCAAACTCGCAAGAGCGCGTCTTCCCTACGCTTATGCATTGCTTTAACCGCTTGATTTCAAGCTGCTAAAGCAGTGTATAAAAAAATAACCCGGCCACCATTGCTGATGACCGGGTCTCTTTTATGCTTCTTTCTTTTCGTTGTGCGGACACAACACTTTACTGTGTGCTGCTCTATATTGCTCAGCTATCAACTCCAGCTCTATCCTATTCTCAATACGCCGTACAGCCACATCGAATATGATATTGCTACCAAAGATGAATGCAATGCAGTACAATGCCCCCAGAAATGGAATTGACATTGCTATCCCGAACTTAATCCAAAAGAATATTCCGTCCGGCGGCAAAACCTCCAGCTCCCAGTCTGGATGCCTATCTCTAAGGGTATACAGCGTTCTCTTAATGCATAACACCATCAAAATCGTATTGAGAATAACTATCAGGAGAGTTGTTACCCAAAATTGCCAGCTCACTTTTTTGCCCCATCCGTAGAGCCCATGCCACCGTTCCTTACGCCCTGAGCGTCATCTGACCGCGTGATGCCATATGGCAAGAAAATGCCCTGCATAAAGGCGTCTCCAGTCTTAAGTGAAACTGTCTTGCCCTCATTGCTGTCATTAGTTATCTTGGCGAAGATGTGCCCCTCGTTATTAGAAAAATAGTAGTCACTGTCAATTACCCCCATGGTATTGTTAAGCTGCAGACGGAACTTGAAACCAAGCCCGCTCCTAGGAAGACACCCCAACCACCATCCGTCATCAATCTGAACGCGAATGCCAGTAGGAATTTTGATGGTTTTGCCTGGAGAAAGCGAAAACTCAAATGGGGCAAAGAAATCATATCCAGCCGAACCGCTTGTTGCTCGTTCAGGAAGTCGAATTCCTTCATACATCGTTTTTACAATATAATCTTCTTTAATGTCAAAAGTTTCTTTCATAGCGTTTCTAAACTGCGCAAAGCCCACCTTCTCAAATTCTCCCACACGATTCATTTTAGCCCTCCTTCAATACCATCTTAATATATTCAACCGCGCTATCATATCCATCTTCACACCCGCTATAATGGATAACTCCAATATTATGTTTTCCCAAGAAGTCAATCATCTCAGTAGCTAACTTATCACTTTCAGCCTCATTCTGGAACCTACCAGCAGGATTGTACTCCTTCACCCTATCAATAAATAGATTCACTGATGGATATGAGTGAAACACTTTTGTTACTAACTGTGCAAACTCTTTGCCTAGTACATTATCATTACAATAAAAGCTTGATAAAATTATAGGTGAGTCCGTAACGACTACATCTACCTTTCCTTGTAACCGGCTAACTCGAAAATATTGTTTTCCAAAAATATATGCCTGATTTTCAAATACCGCCTTGCTCTCTTCCCACACTTTGTCCTTTGCAAACTCTGTGACTAGTTCAGCATTTACACCAGCCATTTTCAATTTAGAGAATATGTAAGCTGCACCCGTAGACTTACCAGCGCCAGGTGCCCCAAATAGATTAACTACAAGCATTTTTCCACTCCTTTATGAATGCAGTTTTTATAAACTATATATATTGGCACTGCAACTGAAACAGCTGAGGCGAGGCCTGCCAGAGCCGTTAAATCTTCTCGCCCGTGCTTTGTAAAAATCATATGTCTTCCTTTATGTATAGACCGCATGTACATACACCGGTCTCCATCTCCCTAAATTCTTTACACATGCACTTCGTATCTGAATTTTTCTCTAGCGCACAAGGGCAAAATCCATTGTTGGCCTTCAATGCTTTCTTCATATCGCGCACAAATTCTTTATCAGGATTAGTCCTTACTTGTATCATTTCTATACCCTTTCTGCATATTGATTATCTGAGGCCAAAGTAACGCCGAGCACCTCATCATACCGAGTTGCTCTATTCGGAATATATCTACCAAACTTAACAATAACATTTCCGAAGAGGTCAAGAGCATCTACCTTATCCGAAATCTCGTCCCGATTATATCCCGTATAGATAACCACATCATCATTGCAGTTATACTCGGCCCTAAGTTTCCCAATTACATTGAAGACTTCTTCAAACTGTTCAAATGGTTCAAGACCACCAAATACCATGGCCTTTGTAATTGGATTCCTGACGTACCTTTCACAGATTTGATTGTTACTAATATAGATGGTGGCGCTTTCGCGCCACCCATCATTTTGACATACTGACATGGGAATCCCAGCTTCTTTACAGCACTTACCGTCACAAGACACAGTGCCGATAAACATAGCGGGCTCCTTGTAGTTGGTGAAATCCTCATCAATGATAGTTTTTACCCTCATTCTTGCATCTCCCCTGCATAGCTATACCATTGCCTTGTGTTGAATTCTCTGAATCTGTCTTTTGAATAAGCTCGTGACGGTACTAAATACCCTACAATACGTTGGTATGTATCAAACACGGGCTCCCCACATTCAGGGCAATGGTCTGTTCCAACAAAGCCATGGTGATTCTTGCATTCATTGATACGAGTGTTAAATGCAAAGTAAATCACACCAGACTGAGCAATCTTGTTAAGCATATCCCATGCCATATCGGTGTTGGGAAAGTTGGATTCCAGATTGATATGAGCAATGCTGCCACCAGAACACTTTTCATCAAGAATGGAACTCAGACGGAGCTTTTCGTGGATAGAGCACTTTTCAGAAAGCGGAATCCACTGATTTGAGTAAATCACTTTGTCTTCCAGGTCAAAAAGCTTATTATCTTTCTGACACAGAATGACGGCCGCTCTTTCTGCTGGAACGCTCTCAATATTAAAAGAATAGTTGTTTGTGAAACTATCTTTTACTTCATTCAGGACTTCAAAAATCTTACTTGCGAATTGAATGCCCTCATTCGTATAGGTCACGTATCCAAATTCATCCGTATTGGTGTATCCTAACTTTTCAATAACCTCATACAGCCCCAAAATGCCTACAGTGCAATATTGCTTATCCATCTCGATAGCGCCCTCTTGGTAGTTCGGCAGCAGCCCCTTTTCAACATTGCGCTGGATAATATGACGGACGATGTCCAGTGTTTTACAGCATAGCAGCGTGCGCTCCTTAAGCAGTTCCAGGTACTTTCGCTTATCGCAATTAGTTTCAAGGGCAATCCTCATAAGATTGATGGTGTTGACCTTGACAGAACCGATTGAAAGTGCCGTGCCACCAATCGAATTGATAAATGCATTGAGTTTTGAGGTGTCGGACAGCAGCCGGCAGCAATTGCTCAACGTGTTTACATCTCCGCTTACAAAGAAATTGCTATCATTCCATGTAGTATTGTGGTCGCTACACCAGCGAGCAAACTCTTCATCGACAAATTTCCCATCACGGTAAAGTAGACTGTACGTCAGAACCGGGAAGGTAAACATATTCTCACTTCGAATCTGAGACACAACCTCCATGAAAAGCTTTTGATGCTCAATTAGCTCTTCTATAGAATCAATTACAAAAGAGCCGTCTGGGTACTCCACTCCACCAAACAAGGCTTCTATGTAGTTCCGGTCGAAGATGGACATATTTACAAACGCGGTCTGGTCTATACGCATAAACGGCTGGTTTAGCCTATAAATGAACTTCTGGAAACACTGCCGGATATAGTAGTCAGGGTCTTTTATGTAATGGCCGCTCTCACAGTCCTTCTTCCAGAAGTAGTACGTCCAAATAAGGATGTTGGGGATACCCACAGCACCTGAGCTCCGATTACTCATATAGCTAATGTACTCTATCACGTCATCCAAGAATGTGGTGAGGTGCTTTGGCGGCTGATTATTGTAGTTGCTCAAGAAAAACAAGCCCTCAGTAGCCAACCGTGTCAAGTCATATGCATAACAGTACGGCAAATAGGTAGATGATGCCGCATCGTGGAGATAAAAGCCGCCATTATACTCAGTCTCAAGCCACTCTTTGGCTGTTGCAAGGTTATAACGTTTCTTCAGCTCGTAAAAAATCTTCGAAAAAGCAAAGAGCTTATCGTGAGACTTGCCTTTTTCATTAAGAAGACTACGAATGTCCTTATTTGATGCATTCGCGTTTGCATCGATAGTCACATCGGCGACCTTTTTATCAATAAATCCATCGATGAAGTCCGAAAAATTCAGCTGAGTCTCATGAAATCCATTCAAGAACTCAAAATCTTCTCCATACTTTTCCCCCATAGCCATCATAGCCTTCTCAAAGTCCCTATCAACCTTAATTGGAATGTTCATTTGCTCATCTTCCCTCCCTATCTGTTCGTTTACCCATTTTATAGCGTCAGAAAAACCTAGAAGCTCTCCATTAACACTGAGAATGGGTACATGAGTGATGCCCATTTGAGCCATTATAGCCCCAGAGTTGCACTCGCCATATTGAATCTGCTTTTCGGCAAGCTTTTTCTTCAGTACAACACATCTTGGACATCCTGTTGTGTACAAAACAATCTTGTTTTCTGGTGTCATTATGACCTCCCTCCTTATTTAATTGGAAAAATATCATGAATAAGACGATACACATCGCTCCACCCTTTAGCGCGATGCATATCGTACTCATCATTCGGAAACTTTCGGTTGTGTGGCCGGTCAAATAGGATTTTGAAATATTCACCATACACAAGGTTATGTGGGCCATCATCAATTAGCACATCACCACGAACCATCTGCTTGTTGTGTGATATGATAATGTGCTCATCGTCCAAGAATGCAAACAGCTGTTGAAGCCGTTTGCACTTGTGAGGGCATTGTGAATATGGTGTTGCCGTAACTAAATACAGTTCATAACCTTCCTTATGTAATAAAGAAAGATATTTCTGACTTTCTGGAATTGGATTGAGGTTTTGCCAAATATTGATATCATCGAGCACACTGAATACTTGCTCTTTAGTCAGGTCAGGGAAGTATTGCATTAAATTCCAGCTTTTAATCTGTTCAGATTTTAGGCCACAACCATGTAGCCTGTTTATTTCTTGGAGCCACATTTTCATAAAATCCACAGACACATCATCAGAATCAAAAAGTATTACTGGGTTCATTGTCTTTGCCTCATGCCCCATATAATAATACTGGCTGATGGCCATACTTGCTTGCCGTATACTCCTCAACAGTGACTTGATGGTATCCATTTAGTTCGGCCAAGAAATTGTCTACTGCATTTTTCAAATCCAGCAATGACCCATTGTTACTTATGTAATAATCTGGTTTGATATTATCAAGAGCGGTTTCTGAGGGATGAGACTGTTGCTCAGGGGTTAGTGAACTTTCAAACCCATCGCGCGTAACTCTTACATGGACTGTGTCCAATCCTGCCTCAGACAACCTCTCTATTTCATTTGGGAAGCGACAATCTGGAATCAACATGTAGTCCCATTCGTTTGGAAATAGGTGGGCTAAATCAATTAGAAAGTTTACCCAATAATCTGGACAATCCTTCCGTATTACGTCGGTACCTACATACTGCAGAATGTGTCTCCCTTGCCCATCTTTATTTCCATCCCATCCAAAAAACTGCTTACAAATATACTTTAGCAAATCCGCATAATGTGTAATCAGTACTGTGTTTCCATCATTTTCCAAAGCATATTTGAGTAATTGTGCCGTAGTGTCTTTGCCATTTTGGGCTTTTCCAGAAATCGTTATTACTTTCATGCCATTACACTCCTTCTACTTTTCGATGCCCCAAGAAATTCGTCTATTGCTTGACGAACTTTAATCTTTTTGTTTGGGTGTCGCCACTGATGCTCCTCTCCATAGTAAAGTTCTCTCACATCACACTTGGCTGCAATCACAGATTTGCTCGTGCTGTTGACGTGGTGCTCACATACAATCGCCAGAGCTCGTTTACCAGCCTTTGTAAAATCCTCGACCATCCGTTGGAGTGCCAGCCTCTGTCCATATGGGACTTCTGCGTTTTCGTGTTTAACCTCAAATATTATGTATTCAGAGTCTTTATACTCCACAAGCCCATCAATATCTGTTGGATAAATACCACCACTTAGTTCAAGTCCTTGAAAATCGACGAGTTGTCTCATCCTCTTAGGATTCAATATTTTACTTTTCATATTCATTCACTCTTATGACGGTCGTGGATGATTGCGGTCGTTGTCCCAAATAATTGCAAGGAACAGCAGCAAGCCAACCTCAAACGCAACTATGAACGGTTCCATTTATGTACCTCCGCATAGATATCATCAAAGAGAACCGGGACGGCCTCGTGAAACATCTCAAGCGCCATTAGCATCACCTCACGCATCTGTGGATGGGCTGCTTCCGAACAGCGTTGTCTAAGCACAGTTCTCCATTCCCTTATGTTTGCGGTCATAACTATTTCTGTCTTTAGACTATTGGTTAGCACAGACCTTGCCTGTTGCGGAGTACATCCCGCATTTAACATATCAAAGTAGCTTTCTTCGCTAACCTTACAGGCGTGATACCAGCTATCGTATGGGAGTGTATCTTTCATAAGGAAGAACGGCTGGATAAAAGTAACTTCATTTCCGAACTTCCCTTTGCTATAGTTGCAATATCTTGTGGATTCCTGGCTGTAGCTAGCCAGTCTATGTCTGACCAGTTCGTGGCTCACACCACGGTCACACACGATTCTTACAGTTATAACGCGGTGTTCTAAGACAGATTCATGTCCAAGCTTAATAATTTTCTCTACAAACTTTTCAGCGCTTTCAGAATCAATTTTATCCCCTGATTGATAACAGGTTCTTCCACATTTCTCAATAACGTTGATAATACCATCGACGTCTGATGGGAATACAAATTCAACACTTGGTTCAACGATTTTCATGTATCAAGCCCTTTCTCTTTTCAATTGATGAATTCGTTCAAGAACTCATCTATCGCTTTTGTGTTTCCTGGGTCAAGCTCTTTTTCTTGTTCTTTGAAAGTGGATATCAACGCCTCCCAAAGTTCGCTTGAAATATATGCATTTTCAGCACTGGACTCTGAAGATGTTACTGTGGTGTAAGGGTCAAAGGTTGCAAAATTAGATGCAGTGGGTGAACGCAACCACCAGTAAGTGTTATTCCAGTCTATTTGTGAGCCCAATTACCTCACCTACCTTATACATAGAAAAAGTAGATAGTAGTTCCAAGCACATAATCATAGTAGCTTTTGTGAACTGCTCCTGTTGGATAACCGCTTTGACCAAGAACCCCAGCAGGAAGAACACTTCCTTTTTCCAATGTTTCTTTGACAATACGCTTGACTCGTGCCGTAGGTTCACGTCTCCACATCGAACCGGTTATGTATGGGCCATATTGACCCGGCTGCTTAATCACAGACTTAATGTCATTTGGAAACTTGGTAGAGGCTACTCTATTCAGAATAACGCTCGCCACGGCTTCAGGCACCCAATCGGGCATCCAATCGCAACCAGCTTCCTCGGACACAACCCTTGTTATCCAATCAATTTCTTCATCCGTATACTTTGGCTTTGGATTACGAAACTCCTCTATGGCTTGTAGCACAGATGCTTGTGTGCAACCGTTCGTAAAGAAATTGGTTTTCTCGTATTTATTTCCCCAACCTAGAACATCAATCTTATAATTTCTAAGTCGTTCAAATATTGCTCCGGCGTGCAAAGCATAAGGACTGCCATCATTAGCAGCCCTTATCATCTCATGCATATAGTCGATACTGGTGTCAAGCTCTTGTGGATTTGGTGCAGCGAAAGCCGTCATCGGAACACACATGAGTAAGACTGCAACCAAAAAAACACTGATAAATCTCTTCATATGCTCACCCCTTTAGTCTTCCAGGAAACTTCTGAACTTATCAATTATCTTTGCATTATGGGAGAACTGTTCTTCCATTGAGCTATCAATTCGTGTAATCTCTTTACGATAGTCATCAATCTCCTGTCGAGTATCACAGATACGACCATTTACAGTTTCAAGCCTGCTGATGGTGTTAGTAATCAGGGAAACTGCATTTTCTGATTCACTTGTAAGAGCGCGAAGCTGATTCTCTTTTTCCGTCAAAACGCTGTACTTCGTCTGAGCTTTTTTTCATAATATATTTCTCCTTTTATTCACAATCTTCTATTGGATTTATTTTACAATTTGGTACTATGTATTCCCTTACAAGTTTGTCGAAACAATTGCAGCACAAATCGAGCTCAATTTTGCACCCATCATACCCGCTCCCATATCCAACATTCCGGTACAACGCAAAGTCCTCTTGATTATCCCAGATATCAAAGTCCTTCCCGCACATGTTGCAAACTCGCTTTCTCAAATGCAATCACCTCTTCTCTGATGCTTTTGTATGGCTGGCATTGTTTACCAAATCCCAATTTGGTATATACATTGAGGTCGACAGTCGTTTACCCGATGGCAGCACGATTCGCACATCAAGGTTCTACACCACCATTATCGTCTGACCCTCCATCAGGCTCGTCCGTATTTCCTTCAGCCGGCTCAGGGTCAGGGTTTGGTTCGGGGTCTGGTGTAGGTTCGGGGTCTGGCGATGGCTCAGGGGTATCAGATGAGTTCTCCATAAATGACTCCAAAAGGTCTGCGCAAGTACTGCACAGCTCTTTTTCCCATAGGATGTCATTCATCATTCTGTCGTTTCCACGGCACTGATGCTTCGGTTCCATGTCGACCCTGAGAGGTTTGGCGCATGTAATCACCCTGCACTTTCTCGGGTCTTCAATAATTGCTCGGCACCTGTCACATACAACACATCTCACGTTCATCTCTCCAATCTTAATATATTATTTCATAGTCCTTCAGAGTGAAGTAGACTCCATCCCTCTCGTGACGCTTACAATAGATGATATCACCAACATTGACTGGTGCCTTGTTGTAAACATCATTGAAGACTGTGAATCTGCTTTCTTTCCCACTTCCGATGGACTTGGTGAACAAACTATATCCACACTGTTTCCCGTCTCGTTTTCTATAAATTGGCTTCATATCTGTTATGTATAGTTTTCGTCTGTCTGAGTCTTTCCCTGATACGTACCCTATGTATCCCATGACGTCATAGAAGTTGCGCACCTTTGTCAAATCATCAAGGTCTGGCAAATTAGCATTTTTGATAGCTGTCTCAACTTCTCGAAGTATAGACGTTACGCTCAGCAGTGTATAGTTTTTTGCCTCACCGCCTGACTTTGTTACCCCAACAGCATATCTCTTGACAATGGGTTCTAGTGGAGTACCATCAACTAAAGACTTTTTTATTTGTTTCGCTTGTCCACGCTTAAAGGTTTCAGTAAACATACTTACCATTCTAAAGAGTTCGCGCTGATTTCCAAAGTTGGAGAAGAAGTCTAGCTTAATCAGAATATCAAGTTGCCTTGCGTTTATACAGCTTTTTTCATCTAGGTCTTTCAGCAAGTCCATAAATGATGTGTATGTCTTTTCCTTGGAAAGTTCATATAGCTCATTTGCAAGATTGGCACTCATATATTTAACTGAGCTCAAACCCTTAGCAATTATTCTCTTCTCCTTGTCGAAAAAGTACTCTCCTCTTGACAACCCCCATTTTGGCAATGTAACTTTTATGCCAACCCTGGTGGCGTAGTTGGTGATATCAGCTGTCTTATCTGTGTTGTCTCCAAAAATATTGAGAGCCGCTGTCAAGAATTCAAGCGGGTAATAGTACCTCAGATAACCACAAATGTAGCCTATTGACGAGTACGCATCTGAGTGATTCCAAGAAAACCCATAATCTGATGCGTCCAAGATAATCTGCAGGAACGGCTTAATCACCTTTTCGCATTGTTTTGTTGTCATACTGTAATGCTCTGAACAGTATGATATAAACCTTTCCTCTATCTCTGGGAGCAACTTTTCAGTCCCCTTCTTCTTAGCGATGGCCCGCCTGACATTGTCAGACTCCGCTGCGGAGTATCCACAGAACTTAACAAGAAACTGCATTACAGTCTCTTGCATAGCTATTCTGCCGCCTTCGGGGGCCAGGAACTGATTTAGCGCCTCAAACCCATTATCATAAAATTCACCTCTAGCAACGCTATCCCGGAAACTTGCGCACGCAGGTCGTATCAACCCATTTCCAAAAGACATCCACTTTAGCATTGAAAAGTTTGGTATCTTTGATTTCGCAATCTCAATTGTCGCATCAGACATAAACTGTTTGAGGTAATGCTGGGCGCTATCAGATTCCCATTGGAATATGAGCGTCGTGTTATCTCGAATACTCTTCCAGACGTCCATATCTTCCATGTCTGTATTGTCTGGTGTAAGCCGTTCTATCCCCAACATTTTACAGGTCTCATTGATAACACCTATATTATCCAGCCCTAGGATATCCAATTTGACATACATCAAATCATCTAGCTCTTTCATGTTTATCATAGAAACTGGATAGTCCGACGTTGCTACGCTACACAAACCCACAGTCTCGTCGATGGGCAAGTCACTGATAAGCACTCCGCTTGGATGAGTCCCAATGGAAACTATAGTGCCTTTCACGATGTCTACATACTTAAATACTTCAGGATACTTTTTGCGAACTTCCTGTTCGTGCAGCTCAACTTCTTTACATATCGCATTTGATATTTGGATATAGTTTACATCATTTCGGTCTTTATAAAGTGCCCTGCATACATCTCGAATAGCACCTTTCATCGCAATCGTGTTGAAAGTTATAATTTCGGCCGACTTGATGTTTGGCAAGTTCATTCTGTCCCTTAGTAGGAACTGTTTAACCTTATCCCTGTCTTTGCCAGAATAGTCCGTGTCTATGTCGGCGTTGGTAACCCGCGATGGATTCATAAATCTAAAGAAGTTCAGGTTATATCTTAAACTGTCCATTTGGGTTATCCCCAGCAGATATGCAATCATGCTGCCCGACACAGAACCCCTTCCGTATCCACACTGTATATCATTTTCCTTTTCCCACTCCCGAAGATAGGTTTGCAACAGCATAAAGTCGATAGACTTGGTAGCCTTATATACCTCAAATTCTTCGTCAACCGCTCGTTGTAATTCGTTCTTCATGTGATACTTCAATGCATACGGATGCTGTTCTATTGCGAGGTTAACCTTATCATAGAATGTCTTTTCTGGCTCATCATAGATGTGTGGGTACTTTGTACCTCTATCTAACTTAAAACTTTCGACCATGTCTGCCATAACATTTGTGTTTTCGATAGCATTCATGTAAACATCTTCAGACAATGAGTTCTGTTTGACATACGATGAAACAAGCTCGTCGTATGTCTTAAACTTTAAATCCCATTTTTCTTCGCCATCAAAGAGTATATTTTTGGACACCTGTAGAATACTACGACCCATTTCATGCTCGCTGTTCAACACATGTGTATCAGTTCCTGCAATCAATGGGATACCCGTCTCATTGCTTATACCTAGCAGATGGCGGTTGTAAGCGACCTGCCTATCATCTAAGTGATGGCCTATCTCAAGAAAACAGCGGTGCTTATTTTTTTGCAAAAAATTGATGAACTGACTTTGTACCAGTTCATCTGCTTTCCCCAACACTCCACCAATGCACGCCGTGGTTATTATGATGTTGTCAGTTGTTCCAAACAGCTCCTCAAAACTAATTCGAGGAACATAATAGAAATGGTTATCTTTTCTACTAAAACTCCTTGAAACGAGGCGGTTCAGTTCTAAGAAACCTTCATAATTCCTTGCAATTAAAACACAGTGATAATTATCGCGTACCTTTTCATCCAAGTTAGCAGTGAGGTAGGCTTCAACGGCGTGTAGATACTTCATTCCCGCTGCTTCAATTTCACATTTCTTGTGCCACCACTCGAATAGCGACCCATGTTCAGAAAACCCAAATGCTTTCATGCCGCATTCCTTGGCTTTCTTAATATAATCCCCATATTTTGTAACAGAGTCAATATTGGTTACTCCATTCGATAGGTCGCTATGAACGTGAAATTTAACATATTGACCACTTATCGCCATGATAACCTCCCTTCATATAGTCTATTCCATACTTCTTTGCCCTTGTCTATGGGGCTATCTTTTTCGCCTAATAAATCATCCTTGTCCCAAATATACTCAACGTTAACGAACTGCTTTAAGCGCTTAATGTTGTAGTCATTCCTAACTACAACGTCCTTGTCGAGTGCAAAAACGACTCTACAACCGAGTTCTATAAGGATTTTCATCTGATTGGGGTTTAAATGAGATGTTAGTAGGGCCCCTGTATTATGAATACCATATGTGTCAGCAAGTAAAACCGACTTACACCCTTCAAACAGGATAATTTCTCGTGCCTTTTCAACCTGCTCTCTGTTTTCCGCTAACCCATATAGAGTTCTCAGCTCACCCCAGCTGTGAAAGTATGTATATTTCCTTATTTTTTTCTCTTTCCAATCTGGGTCAAGTGTTCTACCACCCACATTGACAATTTTTCCATCTGGATTCCGTATCGGATAGACCAAACAATTTGAAAAACCGTCGTACATCACATTAAATTTTTCCAAAGAAGCCATTGAAATGCCTTCATCCAACCAAATCTTAAGTTTTTCATTGTTTTTTTCATATCTTTTCATATAATCGTCTGGAAGAATTGTTGTTTTCACCTGTTTAACCGTTCTTTTGGGTGGGGCAAACCTTTTCGCCACTTCTGTTGTTGTCAATCTGCCGTGTGAGACTATACTACCATTTACTCCGCTGTACTTCTTGAGCTTTTCAATAGCTTCTTTATAGCCGCACTTGTCATAGTATCGAATGAAGGTAAGAACATTACCACCAATCCCTGATGAGAAATCAAAAAAAGTATTGTTCTCTTGTCTAACAGAGAACGATGGAGTTTTTTCATCCTTGAATGGTGAAAGAGCCCAGAACTCTCCATTTTTTTCCGTAAAGTCAGTGTATTGTGATATATATTCAAGGATGTCAATGGATTCTATTAGTTCCGATAACTCCAAGCCCTTTCACCTCCAACAATTACAGAGACTTACGCATTTTTATGTACGGCTATTATGTGCTTTAACAGCGCTTGAAACAAGTAACATAACTACCCATAGGCCCAAAGCTAGCTTCCAACTCCAGGCAAATCCAAAAGCCCAGCAGACTACCCATATTAGTCCAGCGCTTATTAAAAAGCTAAGGCCAAATGTTATCAATATGCCGGCCATATAAAAAAGAACCGCCTTTTTCATATCCTTGTCCACATCCTTTAAATTTTTAGTAAATCATCTTGTACAAAGAGCCATTTGGGTTTTTCTTTTAACTCAATCAATACAGAAAAGCCATCGCTTTTGGGCCTAACACAATGAGCGGTATAGATTTTTCCCTTGCTTTCTTCGATAAACTTCTTATAACCGGTTTGCATACGGTGATAATCTTTTCTCGAAGTAATGCGATTGATGTTGAGCATAACCTTGTCACCTTCATGGATAAATGAAGCTCTCTTTGACATGTTAATGAAAGTTTTCTTCTGCAATTTCCTCAAAACTTGTCCTCCATCAATATGGTGATTGTGGTATATGTTGCTTTGCTTGTTCGTATAAGATATGATTACCATCAAATCTAAGGTCGATATATTCGTCTTGTGCCATTTGCATTCCGTTACGATTATAGATAACTCGCAGCTTTTTATTTCCGCACTCTGCTCCGTCAATATCTATCTCTTCAGGGGATTTGTCAGTTATCATTGCAATCGTGGAAGCATTTCGTGCTATCTTGGCGCTGTCGGCAAGCTTTCCAGAGGCCGTAGCTTGTGCGGCCCCTATGCCAGCAATATTCATTTTCCCACAAATCTGATTTTTGACCAAATCTACAAACCTACCGAGCTCCTGATAACTATCGAAAGCATCGCCTTCGCCTTTGCCTTTGAAGTAATCCACAATCAAGACATCTAAACCTTGAAGATGTTCAACCTTTTTTACTGCGGTATAAATAGTCTGAGGGTCAAACATTGGTATATAGATGTGTGTGAAACTTTGCTCTTTTATCCACCTGATTGCTTCATCAATTCGTGCAGCCTCTTCCTTAGAGTAATTCCCGGCTGTTAGACGTTTGTATTCTATCTGTGTTAGGTGTGCTAACAATCTTGCCGTGAACATCCGAGTGTTCAATTCACTATCAAGATATAGAACCGACAGTCCTTGTTTAAGTAGGTCAACAGCACAATTTAGCAGCATCATACTCTTTCCTTGCTTCTGCTCGGCACCGAATATAAATAGCTCACTTTTTTCTATCGTAGCATACTCATTTAGCGCAGGAAACTTGAAAGGAAAACCTGTGTATCCTGCACCTTGTCTCATCTGGATATCGCCCCAATGTTTATCTACTACATCTTTGTACGGTGGAACGTCGTCGGCTGTAGAAAATTCGGTCATGACATCGTCCAACTTTTTGTAGATTAGCTGCTGTATATCATCATCTGGACTTGCTTTAAGACACATACCCTCACACTCTTTAAGCTGGACATAGGTATCCCTACGAAACGCTGCATTTTTTACCGCTTTGACGAGTTGCTGATATTCCTCAACAGTACCACGACTAATGTACTCGCTATTCTCTATAAGAGTATAAAGCTGGTCAATGCTCATTTCATCTGCAAATCTCTTAGTTGCCTCAGAAGAACTCAATGACTGAACGATATTATATGGGTCAATTGTCGTTATCCCGTCGTTAACAAGATTACAAATCGCCAGATATATGTATCGGTTATCTTCATTAGTAAAGTGGCCAGGAAGCAAATCCTCAGAATAATATACAAAGTCAGGATGATGTACCAAAGTTGCTATAATTCCCGCCTCACTATCCACTCGTGCAATCGTATCTTCTGGCCTCAATAATGGTCACCTCTTTTTCTTTGTCAAATCAAAGTATTCGCAATCATCCTGCATCTCACACAGGTGTGTACATTGAAAGTATTCGATTGCCGGTTTGAATTCTTTCTCCTTTCTAATCTCGCCTATGCTATCCATAAGCCACCTCTTTGAGTTCGAATACGCTTCTTTGCTAAACGGCTCCACTATCAGCGTATTACTTCTAAAGCAATTGAAACATAGCGCCATTGGGAGCGTACCATACGCTTCTTCCACGGCATATGAATAGATATATAATTGCTTGAGATACGAATCAAGCTCCATGTCTGATTTCGTAGGCTTTGGTCGTTGACTGCGAGGCTTTAACATTCTGGATTTATTATCAACAACAAATAACTCTCCATTCTTTTTACCCAAAAAGTCTATATAACCCACAAAAGGAATTCCATCAAGTTTGAAATTCACTTCTTTTTCTACAGCCATCATATCATATGGTAATGGCACAATCTCTTTAAGGTACTGTAGCCCGCTATCAAAGTAGCTTTTAAATATCTTTGGATTTGGAGCCCTTGCTTTTACTTCAGTTTTAAAATCACGCAGATAGGAACGTATAAGTTCCCTCTGTGTCATTTCATTTTTGAAGTAGTGCTCCAGCAACTTATGAACAAACGAGCCATAGCTTGAAAAGAACATATCTTTTGGCTCAAGACGTTTGCCTGAATTCTCAGGAAGCTTCGGCCATATATACTTTAGGTAAAAACGATATGGACACATTTCAAATGACTTTATCCGAGAATAGCTCCATACCATATTGTCAATGATAGGGGTGTAGTCTATCTCTACCATATACGTTCACCTAGAATGGCAAACGTGAATCGTCAACCTCTCCATCATCAACCACAGGTTGTGGGGCTTCGGCTGGTTCGCCTGACTCTCCCTCAATATCAAAGGAGAACATTTTATAATTGGTATATGTAACCTCCTTTTCTTTGTCATACTTCGTAGATACATCAACATCGCCCAGTTTAATCTTGTCCCCCTTTTTGAGACGAGCTGCCTTAGTAGCTGAGGCAGTGCCAATGGCAAGTACAAAACCAGAGAAATCCTGTTCATATTCACCCGTCTGCTTATTTTTCCGGCTGACAGACATTCTAACTTTGGTACTGGTGTCACTCATCGGAGTTACCTCCCACACTTTCGCATATGCACCTGTCCTAAAACCCATTATAATCACTCCTTATCTAAAAATGTTTTTTCAAAATCGTCCAACAGCTTGGCTGCTACGGCAGATTCCTTAATTTTGAAATAGTTCCCGTCCTTCACATACTTCGCCACTAGCCTTTTGGCATCTTCAGTTTTTCCTTTATGTGATTCAAGGAACTCTTTTAATTCTTCATCAAACGTGTTGATAATTTCGTCAGCAATTGCTCTATCCTCTGCAGCCTCTGCTTCACGCTGCTTACCCCTAAAGTTATCCGGGTCATTGTCAGGAGTGGCAATATTGAAGAATTTTAGCAAGAAATACCGGTTCGTATATGTTAGTGCTGAACCGAGTGCCTGAGATGCATCCGCTTGCTGTCCGACAAGAACCCAGTCAACATTGATTCGCTCTTCAGGTTTGTTATTGTTAACCCATGTCCATGTCATATCAGCGCTTACAAGCACTTCATTTACGGTTTCTTCGTAAATTTCACCCTGCTTTGATACTTTTGTTTTCTTATATGTATACGGTTCAACCTTAAGTGTGCCCATAGACACATTTGGAATTAGCGAAATTCCATATTTATCCAAAAAAACAGAGACTCTCGCAAGAATCTCATCATCTGAAACATAACTATAATTGAAACCCTTCTTATTCTTCCGAATGACCTCGACCTGCTTTCTGATTTTGGCTAACTTCTGGTATAGATTCATTTCTTCAGCCACAAGACTCCTCCTTAATCTGTACATGAATTTTTGCCTTAGTATCTTCGCCTCTCTGCTTAGAGAGTCTTTCATACAGACACGCATTTCCCAGCAGTTCATCTCGAATCTCTTCGTATATTGCAATATTCCCATTCCACTTCCATTGGTTAGCTGGAGAACTCGCTTTTATACTTTGAATTTTCTTATCAAAAACTGCTGCATCCGCTCGGCACTCTTCTGCCATTTTTAGATAACTGATATGTATCTCTCCTTTCGGTTAAGTGCTGCTTTCCATAAAGTATGTAGCCTTCATGTCCGCAACATGTAGAAGAACGGCTAACTTACTTCTCTCAAATATCTTACCTACAAACCCGTTCCCTCCTTTCACAGCATTATCCCATCCTCCCATATGGGCACGAATTGCCAAAATTTCTTCAGCTGTTAATCGCATAAAGTTTTGCAAAATTATAATTGACTTGTCCGCATGGTCTCCACATGGGAACTTCTCATCAATCTCATACACCTCTTTTTTGTACCACTGCCCCGTTTGTTCGTCTTTAGCATTCCGGAAACCTTTCTTGTAGAAGTTGACCTTACAGATGTCATGCAGCAAAGACGCTATTGCTATAGTTTCTGCACTATATACCTCTTGCAAACCTGCATTGGCTACTTCTTCATTTAGGCAATCATAAACATTGAGCGAGTGTTGTAACAGTCCACCATCATGATTGCCATGAAACCTAGTTGACGCGGGAGCGACAAAGAAGTCTGTGCTTTCTAACCATTCCAGAAAATCGCTCGCCCCTTCGCGAGAGACAGAGCTTTTATAAATCTCCATGAAACGGTCTTTACATTTTCTTATTGTTTCATCCATGTCTACGCCTCTTTCTAAATTATTTTTGTATAATAAAAAAGAACCCATATCAGTGGGTTCTCTTTTTCTTCTTTATTTATTCAAGAAATTTGCATTTTTCAACTTTGTTCATATCGTCGTAGATAACTGAAATCGTAGCAGTGTCTATGAAGCCTATATCAGCAAAGACGATTCTATCATCTGTCCTCCATAAGTCTTCTTTTGGAAGGCTCACATCTGGCTTTCTCCAAGAGGCTCTAAGCTTATCCCTGTGATTTCCCAGCAAGTACCTATTTGCAGTCTTTTCCTTCATTTCTACCAAATCACAGATTTGGGGGATGCACCCTGCCACAAAAATTTTGTCCATAAAACAGTCGTTGACCCATTGTTTGCCACCAAACGGTGCAACAATCCATTGCTGTCGTAATACCACACGCTCTAGCCATCTGGTCTCTGCACCTGCTTTAATTGGCAAAAAGGCGTACTTTTCAACGATACGCCTAACCCCAAATGTCGGGTTATTCCAGCGCATTACTAATTATCACCCCATATTCCTCGATGTCTATACAGAAAATGCAAGCTTCCATCTTTGGTAATCTTCTAAATACTCCCTGAGCAATTTCTTTCTGGCCGCATCCCATCCGATTGCATACTCTTTGCCAAACATAAATTCATCTACAGCCGATTCAAAGTCAGGAATATCTCCGTATCTTTCCAGTTCATATGCCCGGTAGAAAACCCCTGAAAGAGCAGCTCTCGTGAATGATATATGTTGTTCTGTTCGACCAGCCGACACCGCCTCTTTTGCATATCTAGATAACCGCGCTCTCATTGTCATGATATTCATATTCCCCTTGATTCCGCGCAATAATTCATCGCCAGGGATTCTTCTAATTTCTGTTGAATAATTAGGATGCAGATAGGTGAATTTGTTTGAGTTGACCGCCCTCATAAATGCAGGAACAGCCTCTCTATACAAATAAACCGTCTTCAAACCATAATGAACTTCCATGTTTTCAAATTGAACATCAGAAACTTTTACTTTGAATAAATCGTTTTCCCTAATCCCACCATACCCCAACCAAAGGTAACACCTATATAAAATGTCAATCGTATTCAACGTTTCTTCCTCAAAAACTGCATTGAGGTAGGTTTGCAAATGCATCGGATTAGCTATCATCGTATTTCGGATTTTGCCAAGGCCGACAAAGTTAATTTTACTCATATTGCCCGTTGCGTTTGGGATTCCCTCTGCCAGACACCATTTAGTATATGCTTTTAAAATGGATAATCTTGACCATTTACTAGCAGCACGCACTCCGGCAACCGCATCAACTATCTCTTGGAGCTTGTCGGTGTCCATCATACATAAATCAGAGTTGTATGCCCTCTCATAACTCTCACATGTATTAAAAACACCTACAGCTACTTTGGCAGTCTTTTCACTTTGAGTATAGCTTCTGATAAAGCAAGCTTTTTGTTCCTCATTGTACATAGTACATACACCTCAAATATATGATAGCTTAGTATTAGGCCGGGATAGCAGAGTTAAAGCTTATTGCTCTTTCCCAGACATCCGCTAATGAATCCATATCTAAATAAGCGATAGCAGATGTAGCCAGCAGGCTGGCGGCAGCAATTTGTTTCATATACTTATCTGGCAAAGTTGTAATGTAATTGCCAATTTTCTTTTTAGACATACAGACCGGGTTCTCGCATAATGCTACACTGTCGCATTTCAGTCCAGTATCACTCGCTCTAACAATTACATGCGTTGGCTGAGATATTTTTTTAAGGTGCCCGGTCAATGGCAGGGCTATTATATTAGGGCTATGTACGTTCCCTATGTTATTTTGAAATACAATGCCTGGCCTCAATTTCTTCTGTTCACTATCGTCACCATCGAACTTCATCAGATATACCTCGCCTATCTGTGGGCGGAACTCATGTTTCTTTTGATTCAAGTCTCTTGCTCCTTTGTTTGATGTGTTTTATGACTAGAGTATAACACATCAAGTTTTGGGAGTCAAGTCAATTAAATGGGCGAAAAAGCATAAATTTTATGCAGCAATAAGGGTATATGTAACTTCGGGCCTTTGAGCCCCAACATCTCCACAAAACACAGTGATAACATCACCCAAAATAGATTTTCTAGAATTTATTTCGACAAAGCAAACTTTTGTCAAGGAAATGACTCCAGAGTTATCCTTAAGGCAAATCTGGTTTGGGCTTTCGCTTATCATCATCGAAGAAAAGGAAAGTCTCATTTTGCATGGTAATCCAGAAAGTATGTTGTCTTGATTTTCACTACAAAAAATAATTTTTTGTGGGTTACGAGAGGAGTAGTACCTTTTAAACTCCCCTAACGAGGCAATTTTTTTCATGCTGCAGTAAACCTCCTATTGATTTTGCATGTAGGATGTGGTATACTACATAGTAGATGTTGGTGTGTGGTAGCTCCAATATCTACTCGTAGTCTTACGAGTTGCGCTTAGAAGAGTAGCTTGTGGTAGAGTCGACTCTTCATATGTTGTTTTTTCAAAGCCTAGCCATGTTTTTTTGGCTGGGCTTTGTGTCGTTCTGACACGTATCTTACCACAAAAGTGTCGCTTTGTCAATAGGCAATCGAAAGTTCGTTCTTCACGGCCGCTTAATCCAGGAACATATCATAAAAGTAATCATTATCAGTCCACCTGTCCCAAGCGCTAGTCTAGCAATTGGGCTACTTATTTCTTTTGCCATACTTATAAGCCATAAATACAGTACACAAATCAATATCATGACCAAAACTCGCCAGGGTTTTATTAAATTGGGTTGACCACAGGCTGCATCGTTATTCAAGTCAGCTAACGTTGCGTTATACATATCTACCCGCCCTGGCCACCCACCTTTTAGCCACGCAGATAATTCATCCGATGTTGCTCTCATAGCTACCCATTTAGCGTTATGCATGGTCATCTTACCATATGTGTGCATCAGCAGCCCACAGGCAACACTCCTATTTCCCTCTAGCCTTGCAGTGTCAGCCTTCGTTTTTGCTACAAGGTTGCCATTGATATCACGGAATGGCCTCCTGCTTTTACCTACCAATACATTCCAGTATGAATACGTGGGGTTCTTTTGTATATCCCATTCACATACTTCTCCGCCTTCTTTTTTATATCTCTCGATTCTATCCCATATTTCTTCATACTTATCAGGATTGAGAATATCTTGTTCTATTTTCTTCTCTAGTTCTGAGTCTGTGTATCTTTCAATGAACTTTTGCTCTAATTCCTCCTTTACACGCTGGTCCATCTTCGCCTCACTTTCTTTGAAAGACTTAGTCGCAAGAGTACCACCGCCCAATAAAATCAACAACAAATCTCCAACCCCGAACACAAAACTACACTCCTTATCTTATGGCTGTTTCTATTTTCGTTTTAGCTTCACCTATACTGTCTATCGCATCATTTAGATTATCAATTGCCTCTTCCATTAGTTCAAATCTTTCAGAGCATTGTAAACTCTCTGGTACATTATCCATGCTATCTTCTTCTTCGCCGCATACTGCGTCCACAATAGTTTCAGCTTTGGATAAATACCTTACTGCTTCTTGCAGCCTTACACGGCGCTGCCTATTCATCAGCACCCACCCAGAGACGATGAATGGCTATATCTGTGCGCAACTTAACAATTCCTTTATCATCATATTTTGCTTTAGCAAACCGTACCGAATCAACCATTGGCAGCACACCTCCAAAGTTTCTCATCAGTTCCTCGGTATCCAACGTAATATCATCCGACATCATGGTAAATATAAGGTCATTTTCCTGTCCAACCACTGATACATCCAGAACATCGCACGAAATATCTTCTGATAATCTTTCAACAGCATCGCACGTCTCTTTCAGAAACGCCATCTTCTTTCTATCAAACTTGTAGACTTTTCCAAGCTTACTAGACATCTCGTCCACTAGCGCTGCTGCAACTTCATAACATGTTGACATCTTACTCTTCCTCCACTTTGGTCTTTAGTCCATAAAACCCGAATGCCATCCTTACCTTTCCATTTTTTAATGGATATACCTCAAAGTTATTCGCCAATTTAATGGCCCACTGAAAGACATCTGTAAAGAATATTTCCAAGGAAGTCCCTTCTACCACGACCTCGGCGAATCCATTGCTTATGTCCGGGAGACTGTTAGTGATTTTGACCTTGTCGCCCAAGTCAAGCCTGTACATCATGTCGGTTACTACTGCGACATCACGAATTCGCTGGACGTTTGGAAAATTCACCGATGTGTTTGCAGGGAGCTTGCGAATCGTTTCTACTAATTCATCAAACTCCTTATCGAACGATGGGCCTATCATTTCATCAAGTACCTTTTCGTCCATTTATATCACTCCTTTAATTCATACGCACCTATTTCTATCTATTGTAACATATTTTCTAGATTTTGCAATAACTACTTAGCTAATGACTTAGAAATTTCATATTTTGATTCAAATTCAAGTGGAGAACGTGCCTTACCTAGCTTTTTAAGTTCGGATGCAGATGCTTCATAAAGAAAGTAATAATCCCTATTTTGCTTACTGGTGACTATGAACTTTGGCTCATGCTTAGTATTGAGATAAGTGACCCAAACAATCTCTCCACGGGGTGGTCTCACATTGCCTCTCATACATACCTCTTCGCATACTCAACCAAGGCCGTATGTTCATTCTCGATATCTTCTGCAATTACGACATCTAGGAGTTTTTTCAAAACCTCACCAACCCGTTTGCCTTCTGGAACCCCCAAGTCCATAATATCATGTCCGTTTATAGCTAGGTCAGATATTGAAAAACATTGTTCCTCCTCAATTACCTGCTCAAGAACCGCCTTGACCATATTGCACTTATCAACTCTTGATGCCTGTGTACCCTTCGTATGAGCTAAGATATCTGCCATTCGCACGTCCATAAGTTGACAAAACCTTTGCGGGTCGATTTTGTTAAGCCACCGCTTTATGGCCTTAGTCGTTGGTTCAATTATTGCATCGTGGTACAGAACAAGCGTGAGAACTTCGTCAGCGGTTCTGTTATCAAATCGCAGTCTTTCCATAACTTTTTCTGCGACATCATGACAATATACTCCATGCCTATAAAAATGTCCACCCTTTTCATCCCCCGTGTAACAAAGGGGCTTACCTATATCATGAAGTAACAACGCTAACTTAACCGACTGGTCATCACCAGAATAATTGGAAACGGCATGAGCGATATGGTCGTACACTGTATATTGGTGATATGGATTATTCTGCTGGAATCCTATACATGGCTCAATCTCTGGAATAATAGTTGCAATGATGTCGCTATAGTTGAGCAACACCCCAAGAACACCTCTCCCCATTACAATTTTACATAGCTCTTCACGAATCCTTTCAGCTGCAATATTGTTTAGGAGTTTTTTGTTAATATGAATAGCCTCGTTGGTTCTTTCTGATATGGTAAAACCATACGTTGATGCAAACCGCAGCGCCCTCATAATTCGCAAGGCATCCTCTTTGAATCTATCATTTGCGTTTCCAACGCAGGATATTTCCCCACGTATTAGGTCAAATGCTCCACCAAATGGGTCAATCAATCCAACCCGCTCGTTATATGCCATCGCATTAAAGGTGAAATCTCTCCTGGACAAGTCACTATCTATGTCCTTTGTATAAGTGACTTTATCTGGATGCCTAGAATCGCTGTATTTCCCATCGATTCGGAATGTTGTAACCTCATAACTAACACCATCTTCAATGATTGTTATTGTTCCATGTTGGAGTCCAGTTTCAACAATTCTTCGGTCTTCAAAGCACGATTCTATTTCGCTTGGAACTGCGCTTGTACATATATCCCAGTCGTGGGGAACTATCCCAAGCAGACTATCTCTCACACATCCACCAACAACATACGCTTCATAACCTGATGCTTCTAATGTATCAATGATGTTCTGAGCTCCGTTCGGAATGCACACACAGCCCATCAACCACCCTCCTATTCACACTCATAACAAATTCTTCAACCTTTTTCATATCTGGACTGTCTGGTAGGTCGTTGTTCTCTTTGTCATAGTTCAACCTCTGTTCAAATGAGTTTACTATCTCAAAAAACTCCTGACGATATGTGCCGTCTTCATTCTGATAATCTCCTCTTCGAACACTTTTCAAAAGTTCAAGGTCATTTTCACGATATGTTACTATCTCTTTTCTTTCAAGTATGTCAAAACAGGTGAGATAGAGCCTCACCAAATGCATCGCGTGCTTATTGAGATGGTTGCTATCTTTCTTGTGATTCCGCTTATTAAGCTTTTCATAGTCCTTAATCACCAATGAAAGGTCATTGAGGATACTGGTGAACTGGCGAGCTGGATATCCATCAATATGTATGTTCGCAAAAATCTCTCTATCCAGGTCATCTCTGGTGCTATCAGAAGTATAGAGTGTCAAACTTCCATTTTCAAAGGTAGTATACTTCTTTTCGAAAGCATGGACAGAATTTTTCAATGAGGCTAAAATGTGTTCCTCTTTTCTCGACTGTTCCATTCTATCTCTTGCGATAGCATTTTCAAGCCTTCGTAACTGCTGATTTGCATATCCTCCAAAAGCATGTACCGCCCTACGGGACAGAAACATTTGTCTGTTATCAATCAATTCTTTTCCAATATCAGAAAGATACATGTAATGTTCCGGCTTACATCCTAACATCTCAATTGTATTTGGATTACAATCTAGCAACAAACTAATTAGCTTATTAAAGCTATATACAGTTGTGTCAGTTTCAGTATTGACAACCTGCTCAAAATGTGAAAGTCCTAGCAAGTCAGATGGCGAATTAAGGGCGCAACCCCTAATATCTACATCAGATGATTCTATGTTGGTACCGTATGAATAACTTCCGCCCAGTGTTAGGAATACTATCCTGTCTTTAAGATGTTCATTAGTTCTAAGAAAGTCATAATCATGACCATCTAACATTTTCTTGATTTCACTTACTGTCATCAAATCCTCCTGCTGCCCTTAGTGTTGCAATATCGTTTGCCAGCATATTTGCGACCTTACTTACCTCATCAACGTCATTCATTCTTGAGAAAGACACCCTTATAGAACTCCTGGCCTCTTCTGCTGATAGACCCATTGCAGTTAAAACGTGGCTGGGCTCTTTTTCATGGCTGCGACACGCAGAGCCGGCGGACATACATACTTCCTGTCCGTCCAACATAAGTAAAAGAGTTTCACCATCCACATTGTCTATTTTTATATTTAGTATCTTTCCTGGATGAATTACAGACATACCATTAACCGAAACAATATTTCCTATATCGAGCTGATTATGGAGGGTGTCCTGCAATACCTCATAAAACTTTTGCTTTAATACAGACGTCATAACTATATCTGCAGCCAGTTGCGACATAAGAATTTCACAAGCCTCTCCAAACCCAACAATGCCGGCCACATTCTCTGTGCCGCCCCGCATTCCATGCTCCTGTTCAGCTCCGCCGTACACCAACGGAGACAGTACGCCTTGCTCTTTTATAAATAGAGCACCTGCTCCCTTGGGGCCATGTATCTTATGGGATGATATAGACAGAAAGTCACACCCAATCTTACCAACATCAATCTCACAACAAGATGCAGCCTGGACACAATCTGTATGAAACAGTATTCCTCTTTTAAGACATAGTGTCCCAATCTCTTCAACTGGATTTACTGACCCGGTCTCATTATTTACATACATCACCGATACCAGCCCAGTATCTGACTTTATCCTACGCTCTATATCCGCAACGGAAACCACCCCATCACAAGATACAGGTATAAACTCAACATAAAACCCGTCTTTTATAAGCTTTTGAGCTGCTTTAATAACTGAATCGTGTTCAACAGCTGAAATTAGTATGTGTTTTTTCCCAGATGAAAAAAGATAATCCTTTACTCCACTAAACACGGTTGAATTTGATTCGCTGCCACCCGAGGTGAATACCACTTGCTCTGGGCCGCATCCAATTAGGTTAGCAACCTGCCTCCTTGCCCTATCGACAGCTGCTTTTGAAGTCCTGCCAAGAATGTGTATCGAGCCCGGATTGCCATATTGATTTTCCAGATATGGCATCATAACATCTAAGACTCTTTTGTCAATCTGCGAAGTTGCTGCAGAGTCAAGATAAATCATTTTCAGCTTCCTCCTTTTGCCGTATATATGCACATATACTCGCCATCACACACGGCACAAAACGTTGGGTGGCAACGGATTATGCCACATGATTTTTTCCAACAGACTTCTGTCTAAACGTAGCTATTAGCTTTTTTAGCTCTGAGGGTGACATTCCAATATCCTCATATTCGCGCAACCGGTCATACCTATAGGCATCACTACATCGTTGTCCAGTTTCAGAGATGCGCTTGCATGTTGACATACCACACACATCACGGCAATAATCGCCACCCTCTTTCGTTAAGCGTTCATATTTTTCTTTGGTCTTTTCATTTATCATAAATACCCTCCTTTCCCATCACTCTGCATATTGACAGGATAACCAATTTACTTCATAGCATATCGCCTCGTCTAATGATTCAAACTCTTGGCCGTCATGTGCTATCCATATGTCTTTGAGTCTCACGCACTCTAACTCATCGTCGTAGTTATAATCAAATTCCTCTATGCGGTCATGATATAAGAGCAGTTTTGCAATTGTTTTAGTGGTCAATTTAGAGCGAATCCAAAGTTCATTTGTCATTTTCATTCCACCCAATCTTCATTTTATATAATCTGCACGTTGACTTCTTGAGATTTATGATTTATAATGTTCTAAAATCCAATTGGAGGTGTTTATATTATGGCTCGAAATGTCAGGTCTAAAGAGGAGAGACTTTCTGTTCTGGAACAAAAAATTGATAAAAAGAAAGCCGAACTTGCATCTCTCGAAGCTCAAAAAGAAAAGCTTCTGCATCCAGTCAACATGAGGACTGTTATGGCGAAAGCCAAAGAGCTTGGTTTGACAGCTAACGAGATTGCGGAAAAACTCGGAATAGAGCTCGACTAGCCCAAAGGCCACCTAATGGTGGCCTTATTCTTTAACTCAAGTAAAGCGTCAATAACATCAGCGGCTTTATTATATGTTGCGATTACGTCTGGAAGGTCGGGCCTATATACCTTATAAAATTCTACCGCGCTTCGTAAGTCAGCTGAAAACTTCACATAACTCCGCAGTATTTGCTCATGACTTGAATTGTCTGTAGAAAGATTCTTCTCTACACCGCCATGTACATTTCTACTATAAAAAGCAAGGTCGACATTGTCTTTTTTCTTTGTTATCGTATTAGCTCGCCTTGTAGGTGTGACCACAAACGAGCACTCATACGCATCCATAGGTTCCAGTAGAACCGTATGAGCCTGCTTGCCGTTATAGTTTCCGCCCTTTACGTGCTGGCAACTCTCCTTGCCGCAGATAGAGCAAACGCTACGCTTTACGCTGCAACTTATGCTAACTTCCTTGAGTATGCCACTCTCAATGAGTTCAATAATTTCCTCATTCCACTTATTCTTTGGCATATATGCTTTAGCCATCAACTGCACAAAAATTTCTCCAGCCTGAGTGGTTTTCCATGTCCTTTCTTCAAGCCTTGTTTGGTATATCCGCGCCGTCTGATTGGCGCTCCTGCGCTCATGACCGAAGATACAGGACTTCCCCAAAAACAGTTTCTGTAGTTTCTCCAGGCTATCAACGGAGAACCGTTCAAAGTCCACGTCCACCTCGTTGTCGCACAACACCATGGAAAATGTGTACAATTCATCAGACTCACAGTTATGCCGGGTATAGTGGTTTATCATTTTTAGTTCATCTATGGAAATTGTATCATTTTTCACCGTTATTCCCACCCCCCATATTACCGCCTACATCGGCATATAAGTATGCTAATGTTCATTGAAAACTACCTGTTCCCCCGCTTTAAGCGCCCAACATCCTCCCTCGGTTACTGCACATTCCGAGCAATTACCTCCACACTCATGCGCTCCAGCCCGAGCCGTGGTAGAACCATCACGGTATCTAACATGCGCCTCAGGCAAAGAAAAAGGATTGACCATTTCTAGGCCAACCCACCCACTAAAAATCATATGTAAATTATTTGGAAAATTACCGTTCTGCTCTATGTATTCATTCACCATCTTATATCTCTTGGTGAAACACAGGATTTGACAGTGTTTATTCCTAGTAGCGATAGCTACCATGTGAGCCAGATAATCAGTGTTTATGATATCGCCAGAAACATGAAAGCGGAAGAACCGCGCAAGCATTACTGCCGCTTCGACCTCCCGCCAATACACTTCTGGATTCTCTTGCAAGACTTCATAGTTATGCTGGTATGCTTCTCGAACACTTTTCCTTATTCTTTCTAATCTATGAGCATAACATTTTTTCTGGCAATCACATTTTCTGCAGGTCTTAATAGACGGTAGTGAAACGCTTGGTATTGCGCCGAGTTTCGAATTTCCAGGGCTAATCTTTACATTTGCCACAATATTACTCCCCTCTCATCAAAACATGAAACCGTTTTTCAAACTCCTTTTTATCCTCTACCTTATTTTTAGCTTCATCCGCTCTATTCATTATCTCCATTACCTCAGAGAATTTTATGGAATTGTGAGGAGCATATTGGGAGTTAAAGCAAAGTATCTGGAAATTACTAATTCCAGGATTTAAAAATCTTTCATCGTCAGATTCTTCACTCTTGTTCAAATAATCCTCTGTAGTAAGTTCATATTCAAATCCCATGTCAAGCAAAATGTTAACGGCATCTCGTCTTTGTTGGAAATTTTTACCAACAACTACTGTTTCATCAACTTTCATGAAATCGACTAACTCTTCATATGTCATACTTAGGCGCTCCCTATTTCATATTCTTTTATGTCTGTCTTCATCATATAGTTCTGAGTTATACTACCGAGATTGAGGTTTCTGTATGCGTCATCTATTTCTTCGCTAGTGATACCTATATAATCAAGAGTCTGTGCCGCACTGGAATGGCCAAACATCTTTTGTAGGAGTAGAAGTTTCCTTGGGTCGTTGCCGCTCATAACCATCTGGTGATAAGCAAACGTTTTACGCAGTGAATGTGTCGCCATTCTATTACCCAAACCGAGGTCTCTGGCGACCCCCTTCAATATCAAATCAACACCTTGCTTACTCATTGGTGCATTTTTGCCGCTACTATTGTTAGATACGCTTTTAAACATATAATCGTCCAACCTGACTCCAGGGGTGTTCTCCAGGTATAGCGTAACTGCATCAATAACCGCCGAGTTAATTGTGATATACCTATTTCTTTGCCGTTTACGCGTGTTCTTGGTCTTCTTCTCAAGAATGGGGAATCTATCTCTAAATGTAAAATCATCATTTATTAGATTTGAGAACCGCAACATTCTGAGGTCGCTTACCCTTAACCCAAAGTTTATTCCAACGATAAAGAGCATGTTATCTCGAAACCGTTCCTTGCTAATCAGATACTGAGATATCCGAATGATGTCATTCATATCCTTAATAGGTTCTGCTGCGTGCTCTTGAGCGAGTTCTTGTTCTACTCTTTCTGATGCTGGCGCTATCAATCCGGTTTTGAGCTTTCGGTTGCTATTTTGGACAACCCTAACGTCTATAACATTATTCTCAGTTGTTTTCGTGGCAAAATCAACTTTTATTATATTTGACATTATTTAACCTCCATTTGGTTAGGAAGTTACACTAATTCCGTCACTAAAATATTCTGCAGGGAGAGCCTGAAATGGGAGTGCAGGGCGCGGAATAGTGCAAAGTCTTTTCTCCACAGTTGGTGTTTGATGTTCATATGATTGTTTCAAATCAAAAATAATTACATTTTCGTCCCCGAATCTTATACCCGGAGCACATACTATTTTTGACATTTCGAAACCCATCCCAGCCTTAATCAGTGACGTCAAAGCCCTATTCCCAACGCTTACTACTCTTCGTCTCTTTTTACTTTGGTTTGGATTTTTGAAGAACTGCATCGCATTTGCAGCTTCTTTTGCACATGGTTGAACCGCCAATTGTGTCTTGTCTTTACTTATAAAGAGGCGCACATATGGAGGATATCCCAGTTCAGAAGCGGTCGAAAGGTTAAACGAAACTTTGTTCTTCAGCACTTTCACCTCCGCAATACTAAAAGTACGTGGAACCTCAATAACATCAAAATAGTCCAGAACAGACATTATTTATTTCCCCCTTCGGCGATTCTTTATTTGAATGAAATTGTTAAGTATAGCTGGCCGCTCGTCGCCAACACCTTGTTCCTCTAGCCAATACCTCCAAGCATCCTGATGAGTTGACTTATTTTTTTCCAGCTTTTTTTGTATCCGTTCCCATTGTGTCTTTTCAACAATTGGAGCATGATAGTTTTCCATTTTATACTTTCCAGCTTGTCCTGTATTTGGCACTGACCTATGTGAAAACATATCTACGCATACGGTTTTCTGCATTATCACATCTCCACAATACTTCTCATTGTGCAATATATTTTTAACAGTTGAATAGCTCCATTGTACACCCTTCGGCGAAAGAATATTTCGGGAATTTAAAACCACACAAATGTCAGATATACTATATCCATCATCGAACATTTGAAACATTAGTCGTACCACGGCTGCTTCGGTTTCATTGACATATAGATTTCTACCATCCTTTTCAAATCCATATAAAGGCGATATTTTCGGGATTCCAGCTTCAAACCTTCTCCTAAATCCCCATTTAACACTTACAGACTTAGCTTCGGATTCTCCTTGGGCAAGAGCCGCCATCACCACCATTAACAGTTCGCCCGTCTGGGTTAGTGTGTTAATATTAACGTCTTCAAACAGAACGGCAACTGGTGGATTCAAAGACTTTAATGACCGTACTATCGAAACACAGTCTACTACATTCCTTGCGAACCTTGAAATGCTCTTTGTGATTATCATATCGGTTTTTCCTGCTTTACAATCTTCAATCATTTTATTAAAAGCTACTCTATGCCGTGTTGATGTGCCTGAAATCCCTCCATCTGCATAAATCTCAACCAACTCCCATTCTGGATGAGATGAAACATACTCCTTATAAGTTTGAATCTGTAATTCATAGCTACCAGCTTGGTTCAAATTATCTGTACTTACTCTACAATAAACTGCAACCTTCAGCCTATGTTTCTCATTATTTGACTTGGCCATTGGTTCCGACGGGGGGATATATTCAACTCGTCCCTTGTTTTCAAAGGCCGAACGAATTTCATTCCGAGCACTCTCTTTCCGGTCATGATTTGTCAACCTTATCCCTCCTTATATATTATGTAACAGCTTTCCGCATCGCGTAGAGTTATTGGGTAAGCGCGATGTGCATAAAGGTAGTTTTCAGACTGTCACGGTCGAACAACCGATGTTGTGAGACCGTGCGGCGCAAATGCGCCGAGAGTTCTTGTTCAGTCTGAAAACGTAAGTGTCGAACTCTTACTTCTGCTATTGGCGAGAAGCCGCTGCAAAATATGAAATATGTATCTGCAGCCAATATACAAAGCTGTTATGTCAGTGGGTCAAATACTACTCAAGTTCTTCATCATCCAGGGCAATAAATGGGCTTGAATATCCATAAATATTTATGTCATATCGTTCCACAGGTTCCATCCCGTAATAGCGGTATATACCCTAATTTATACCACCAAACTGAACTTTTATTAACACTTATTGCATTTTGCATTTAGATTTGATATAATATAAAAAGGGAAGGATGTGTTAATATGAAAAAAGACACAGAATTTATAATCAAAAAGATTATACCTGTTATCACTGCCCTCATTGGAATCATCCCTTCTTTTGTCGTTGGTCAAAACATAGGATATTCTGAAGGATTTGAAGATGGACAAATTACAATTCAAGAAGAAACTATTGAAAAACTTGAAGGCGTTAAAAACATTGAGGGAGAAAACATCAATGTTTATTATAATGCCACGTTAAACAATGTAATGTCAGAGAGTGAAGATTATAAGTCCTTAACTTCAAAACTCGAAGTCGAAAAGCGAGTTTTAGAGGATACTGTTTCCGCCTTGCAATCAGAACGTTCTGAGCTGGAAAAACAACTTTCCTCCTTGTCCGAAGAAAATTCAAAGCTCAAACAACAATCTTCTGTTTCTGAACCGCTTCCAGAACCTACTCTCCAACCCCTCACTCCGCTCTCCTCTGCTACATTAGCAAAAACTGTTGATACACATGGTTACATTGTAAATAGTGATTTTAGTACGTTGCAGGGAAGTGGATTCGAAAAGGGTTTTACTGCTGCGGCTGGTGGAATTTCATATGACAACACTATATCTGTTTGTGGTTATACTCCATTTGAAATAATATATAATCTTGAAAAAAAGTATCATGAGTTATCAGGGAAGATTTGTTTTGATGATATTTCACCAACTTCTGGAGGTTTTGGTAGCGGATTTAATGGAGAAGCCCAGGTTCTGCTCACTGCAGACAATGGAGAAAAGAAAGAGTACACCCTTACTACAACAGATTTTCCTATAGACTTCTCCATCAATGTGCAAGATGCCGAGAAATTTTCAATTAGCATTTCTTTTCCGTATAGCAATAACGTGTTTAATAACTTCAATAAGTACTTTGATATATTGGATGCCTTTTTGGATGTTTAAATTCTCCGCAAATATAAACAAAACTCATATTCATATTCACGAAGTGCTTTTGCTGTATTCTGCGTATTCATCTACATCCCTCACACAAGGTATCTACACATATAATTGTCAAAGCTCTCATACCCCGACCAATCCGCCGTATCTTCCTCTGTCTTAAGCAGCTCTCCCCACAACTGCAGAAGATTACTGTCGTACCTATCAGTGTCAACCTCGATATCACAGTGCAAGCAATAAGCCGTCCACAAACACCGGAGCTGGTCACGGCAAACTTCATTGTCAAAGAATGCACTGTTAATATAGTCGATTATATACTCATACTCCAATTTACTCTCCATGCATTACCTCCATAAAGCCAATGGATTCCAAGATAATGTTTGTGACTTAATCTCTCTAATCTTTGCGCCACATACATAGCAGTAGTTAAAACCCTGCTGCTCTGGGAACGTAATCGAGTGTCCACACGCAGAGCAGCGGTACTTCACCAGAACATATCCACCCTTGGATTTGTACGAACTTTCCTCAGTTAGAACTGCTCCTAGCAATTTCATGATTCCGGATATAACTCTGTATCCAACAATGCGTATCCAACGGCCTGCAATACAACACAGGCCTCATCAGGTTCGATACCATTATCTATTAGGATTTGCTCAGCCATTTCAACGCTCTTCTTATCTATCTCGATACCGCTACCATAAATTTGGTATCCCATGAATATCCTCTCCAATCCCTAGATTTCGCCATTGACTCTCAGGTACTTCTCTATATACTCACGAAAAGTGGTTTCCTCTAAATAGAATGGGTCATCTCCATTATTCCTGATATATCTCATCACATTTTCCATGAGCTGCCCAAATCTCCATTGTGGACATTGAGTGGCCCACAGCACACCCAGGTCACTCAAAAAACGAATAGATATGCCCTGGGTCTCTGTCGCTTCCCAGAATTACTTTTCACCACCAAACCTAAGTTTTATGATTGACTAAATGATTATATACTAACCTTTTCGGTAGAAAGATAGTAGCAGCACACATTAGGAAAGGTTTCTCTTACAAGTTTTGTTGCATTGTCGTCCGGAACAAAAGAACAAATTGCAAAAAAGTCCATTGGGTCATTGGCGGAAAATAAAGTTTCTAATTCATTTTTTATGAACTCCTGGATGGACATCACATAGTGAACCGCATTCTTAGGCGAAAACCTTTTTAACTGTACCGTGTCAACGCCAATATACTTATTGTGTTCTGCAAAATAATAACTTTGTGCTGCAAGATAACATCCGAAATCAATTACTATTTTGCTTTTGGGTATCACCACACTTAGAGCCTTATATACATGAATAAACCCTAGAAAATTTTCCGCAAGTTCACATTCACGCTGAAACATAACTTGTTTCATTTCACCAGATGGAATTAGTGAGCGCAAATCATCTAAACATTCATCATAATACCCCATGGTATCAATCACCCCCGTGCTTACCTCTTACGGTGCCAAACATCTCCTTGATGTTACCTGTGATGGGATACCGTTCTTTCGAAACAGAACATACTGCATACTCTCGGTTAACCGCATCCACATACATCGTAAAACTTCCATCGTCTCCCATGTACTGCTCCTCCCACGCAGATGGACTGACCAACCTACTCACGTCAAGCTGCTTCACTGCTAGGTTGTCAAAACTTACCACATCGAACCAGCTATCATTGACTATCATTGGAAGATAATCATACAAATCATCCTGCCTGCTTTGAATCTGGTCGGCTTGGGCTTTATAGTTTTCCTTTCCCCTGCGGAATTGCTTATACCCTAGAATCAGAACCTTGGCATTGGCTCCAGACATTTCCGATAACTCTCTTAGAGTCACAAGCCCGTTTATAACATGAAACACCGCATTGGAAAATTTGCTGGCTTCACGCACTAAATGTGAAACCTGCTCAAGCGGTGTGCCAGAGATAAAGGATATGCCTAACCCATAAATCAGATTCCTGTTTACCAACTCTTGAAGTAGGGGTATATTGTTCAGGAAATGAACCCGATTTACCGTCATATTTGCAATAAGCTTTCTATCTTTCAAGCCTTGGAGAAATGGAACTAAGTCTGGATGTGACAGAGGGTTTCCTCCTCCGATAGCCAGCTCTGTATATGGCAGTAACGAATCCAAAAATGGGAGGTTCAATATATCACCGTGTTTCCCATTTGGCGTTGAAGCCTCGTGGCAAAAAGGGCACATCATATCACAGGAGTTTGTAATTTTGATATCCATAGACTCTGGATAATCTGGCTCAAAGAAATCCAACTCATTTTTCCTTACTTTGGTACCATCATCAAAGATGCTCACTGTGTAGTTCCCATTTTGATATTCTCCTAACAGGTTCATTCCTTCATCCTCCTATTTACCCATTATATCCATACGTACCAAATGCGACCATCTTGTCTCCGCTCGGAGTCACAAACTCATGCTTGTATGTTTCGAGGCTTATGTCATCAATAACATTGCCTAGACGTTTGAAATCACTATACCTGTACTGCTTCGAATCCAAATCATCTTTTGAAAATGGAACAAGAGTTTCGTCAAATTTATCATACATCAAGTTTCCTTTGATAAATTCCCTGTACTCTTCGTCGGTACAAATCGTAATTGAATGCGTAGAACTGCTGTTAGTTTCAAATACACCTTTTCTAATTTGTTTCATTCCTAATGCCCTCCCGCACTATGACTCAATCATGTCCATATGTACAGATTGCCACCATTTCATCGCCACTTGGCGTAGTGAAAGGAGTTATATCGTTTTCAAGCCAGTCGCCGCCAAGAGTTTCATAAGTTTCAAACCTGCAATACCCGTCTTCATCTCGTTCTACTTCAGAGGTTGGTTTCATTCCTCCACCATAGCTGTCACACATTAGCTCACCGGCTTTGAACTTCTCATATTCTTCCTTTGTACAAATTGTAATACTGTGCGTTGAACTGCTGTTTGTCTCAAAAACGCCTTGTCTAACTTGTTTCATATGTATACCTCCTAGCATCCTTTGTAAAATGTTTCGTGCGGATATTTTACATTAACAGCAACACTTCCATCTTGGTTGTCATTACCAGTCAAAACAAAGCTATCTCTTGAAAAAAGGTAGCGTACAAGTCTGCCTTCATTATAGATAGTTTTAGACACGAAATTTCGATGCTCATCTGCACCACAGTGGTCGATATCAGCGTTAGAGCAATATCTGAACCCGGAACCAAGGTCATTATATTCCGGTTCATCAAAGGTGCAAGTTATTCCGAACCGATATAAAGTGTCCATAATATGCTCCGTTGATTTTTGAAGTTCCCTTTGATTGAGTAAAAGAACCATGCTTGAATATAGATATGCAGCCTTTTCATCCACGGTATCAAGCCTTCGCCACTCCCATCCGAATTCGTCACATCGGAAATGAACGTGCTCTGGATGACACATTGAGGTTCGGCGATTCGTTGTTATGCAGATGCTATGTGTGCTGCTAGAATTTGTTTCAAATACGCCTTCTCTTATCCGATACATTTTTCCTCCAATTTTTCTTTTATCTATATCATAACCGATTCACAGTATCTCCGGCCAGCCTTTGTCAGCATATACCAGGCGTTTTTTCCTATTCTGGTACAATCTGCCGCGCCAGAACTTAAAATCCGCTTCATCATGTTGGTCAGGGCGCTGCCGGACAGGTCTGCAGCCTCTGCCAGCTCCCCATGACGCATTCCCATGCCGCTGCGGTGGTTGTACAGGCATAGCAGGATTCGGTCTGTTTTTGCGCTCTGGAGCGCCGCCAGCTCTTCCACATCCACATTCCGGACCTCTTCCTTCAGCATCTGCCGAAGCACCTGCAAGATGCCTTTCATCATCCCGGCATAGCAAAAAATCATCTCCCGGGAGCCGGGGTTCCCAGCAACCCCGTCCCCCCGGCA